CTGCCTGATCTAGTCCTAACCATACTGCAATTACTACTGCAAATGGGTACAACAACATACCACTGAGAGCGAACCAAGCCATGTTTCGCTGGGCATCCTGTTTCTTATCTTCATTCTCCATGTCGCTGCGTTTATCAGCGAGTTCAATCATTCTTTCTTCTCTCATCATTTCCTCGTCACTTACAACCCCATCTCCATCTACATCTAAATGTGAATATTTGGAGTCTATTTCTAATTTCTTTGCAGCCATCTCATTCTCCTCTGCAACTATTTATCTCTTATTCTGGTTATTCATCGCCCGTTGACGTTGTTTTGTTCTTTCATCGTCTAGATGTTGTAATAACAGAGAAACGTATATCTCCCTCTCCCAAGGCAACATCTCTTCAAGTTCGGTTAATGAATATTGGTGATGTTGCATTAACTGGAAATTTAACCGATAGTAATTTTCCAGAGAATTATGAGAGAGGGCTACTAGAAAAAACTTTGCATACCCTCTAGAACAACTTCACCATCTACCCCTGTTTTGGGGTTCTTAACCTTTATCATATGTCTCACTTTAGGCATAGTATTAAAAAATTCTTGTACCCTTTCAAACTGATCGTGTGACATAGATTCAATAAATTCATCCAAATCATTTTTATCCATGTCTACTTTTTCGTAAACATTGTTACTATCATAAACCTGTCTGACACAAGACTTGATAACCTCAAAGGTTGATTCCATTTCATTATCTAAATCTAATTCTGTTACAGAACTAACTTTTGGATAATCCATAATCAGGCCGATTTCATCAGTCAATCTAATGTTAGTATCGTGTCCAACTTCTTTATGACACTCAATCTTTGTCAAATCAACATCAACTTGTACTTTTGTTGTGTTGTCATCTGGACAAGTTACCATCAGTTTTACTATTTCACCGACAGACTTTGCTCTTAGATTGATAAAGATATATTCTAAGTCAAAGATTGGTAATTTCTCTGCATCCACTTTCTCAAATGTGCAAGATGTAATTACATCCTTAACCGCTCTCATAATATCTTCACTCTTTCCAGCCTGTTGTGCTATCATCAGAGCCTTTTCTTCTTTTACAAGGAACGGACGATACTCAACTTTTTCACCAGTTGAAGGAAGCGTCAATTCAAATTTCGCCGAGGCGAGTTTTGGTAATGCCATAATATTTCTCCTATTGCATTATTAAATTAAAAGGGGCCGGATGTTGGATCAATTTCCAAACCACCATTCACCGACATATTTCTCCCTCTTTGTCTCAGTCTTGCACTTAAATCTACTGATGGTGCATATTTTTGATTTAATACTCTACCATTTCCATCAATATGAGTGTGTTCTTTAAAAACAAAATCGACACTGATTTGTCCTACTTCACCACTCTCCTGTGCATACTCAATTGCACCTATTGTTTTAGGATAACAATCCTGTAATCTTATACCAGCAGTTTTTTGATTATTTTTATCTAACTGATAAATGTCTATACTTCTTTTATAGTTGTCATAATATTCAAGGTTATATGAATCTGGTTTCACAATCATGTCCATCCAGTTCATAAAGAATGTTCTTTCAAAGTGTGTTGTGCCTAGATAGAAATTCATAGAAACACTTTCTGCATATGTCAACCCCTGTGCCATCTCGTATGTCGGGCCGTATACATTTTCGTTAGTAACAGTTCTCAAGTTTTTGCCAGGGATTGTTACATTTACAACTTTAAATGACACAAATCTGTCATCTGAAATACTTGGGTTTGCTTCTGCTGGTGAGATAATGATTACCTCAAACCTATTTAAAAATGCAGGGCCACCCTTATCATAGAACTTAGAAATAAATTCCTGTAGTGCCATTATACTCTCCTAGGCTGATTAATAATTCTTCTAGAATCAGCATATACTTTTGTTTCGTTTGCTCTTACAAATCTTTGCACTGGTAACAAAACTGCAACCATCATTTCTTCTGCATCAATTCTACGGAACGTGCCTCTAACATGATCTGCGAGATATCTCTTTACAACTGGTTTTACAATTGGATTTCTTTTGATACGATTCCATGTCAAACGAATTCTTGTTGTTTCATCCATCCTATCATTTGTTGCATATTCTTGTATTATATTTAACAGTTTTAATCTCATGGGTATTGATAGATAATGAAAGTTTAAACCAACAAATCCCTCATTTATATCCCCACCACCAACGGGCTGTATTGGTAATACGAGAGGAAACCTATCATAATACGGTAATACTTTGACATTGTTCTTGTACTTTGGATCATACATGAAAAAGTTCATAGTACCCAGAGTTGGACGCCCAGTTACAAAACCCTCACGCACTAATTGTGCAGAAGGAACGTCACCAAGTTCTTTTACCTTCTGACGAAACCAGCGAATACTGCGTTCTTTACCGCCCGTCTTTTCTAGTATGCTTTCAATTATCTCTGCCATACTTGTATTTATACGTTTACCCCAGATGATCCTCAGTAAGTATTTTAAATTCCATCTGTCTGTCGTTGCAAAATTCTATTGCTGCTTCCCACTTTGCTTTGTTCACACCCCATGTACGGACTTCTTGAACAAATCGTGGTGTCTTACGTTTTGGTGGTTTAGGAGGGCCACATTGTGCTTTTGGTTTGACTTCTATCAACATCTTTTTGACAGAACCATCTTTCTGTTTTACCTTAACATAGAAATCAGGGAAGTAACGATGGCGTCTACCATCAAGAGGAGATACATAGGGTATGATAATCTCTTCACTACCCCATTCTAAAATGCTGTCATTCCTATCACAGTAAACCATGAATTTACGTTCCCAGAGACTCCTATAAATAATATTAGAAGGGTCTCCTTTGTATTTTCGTGGTTTTGATGGAATATATCTTCCTCTGTATGCCATGCCGATATAAATACTTTCACAATGTATAGGACTATTTAGAATGGCAGTTATACCTACAATAAAAAGAACGAATAGTGGTGGTATGGGTTCGCCTATGTTGACTTACCCAGAAACACTAGGAACTATGGATAGGCATAAACACTATGTCATGTTCTATATAAATCAGGCAGCCAAATCCAAAATTAATTTTGGAGCAGGTTCATACGATACAAGTCCAAACCCCCCTGGCTCTGTTCGTGAAGATGCTACAACACTTTCTATAAAAAGAGCACCAACTATGAGATTGTCACAAGCAATTGCATTGTATATGCCTGCAAAACTAGCAGTGGCCCATACTGCAAACTATGGTGAACAAGAGATAGGTGCAGTGGTTGCCGGTGGAGCATCTGCCTTGGCGTCTTTGAATAGTGGAATGAGTAATCAGGCAATTGCAAAAGAATTAGGCTCAAAAATGTTAGAGGGCGGTGCGGCTCAACTAGAGAATATGGCACTCATGGCATTAGATGCTACTATCGCTCAAGGTGCCAAGGCGGCAGTTGAGATATCCAGAGGCACAGTTTTGAACAATAGAACAGAGATGGCATTTGAGGGTATTGGGAGAAGAGAGTTTTCATTTGAATTTAGAATGTTACCAAACAACGCAAAAGAAGCAGAAACAATAGAAAATATTGTAACAACTTTTAGATACCATGCAATGCCAGAAATTGAAGGTAGTAACTTAACTGGTAGAACCATGATTTCGCCATCAACTTTTGATATTGAATATTTTCCAAACACACATCTTCATAAAATATCAACATCTGTACTACAGAGTGTAAGTGTAAATTATGGTGGAGATCGTCCACAGTTCTTTGATGATGACCATCCAGTAGAAACTCAACTTTCACTAGGATTTAAAGAACTAGAAATTATCACAAAAGAACGTATTGCAAAAGGTTTTTAATCATGTCTTATTTTTCTTATTTTCCAAAAGTACAGTATGATGTTCGTGGCACTGGTAGTAACACAGTTATGACAAATCTAACCAAGAGAATCAGACTTAGAGATTATTTTAAAAGAAATTCAGTAAACTTTGACTTCTATGATGTAAAAGCTGGAGAAACACCAGAGTATATTGCAAATGAATTTTATGGTGACCCAGAACTTCATTGGGTTATCATTATGACAAACAACATTGTAGATTATTATACTCAATGGCCAATGACAGTTCCAGCATTTGAAGCATATGTAAAAGAAAAGTATGACGATGCAAATGGTGTTCATCACTATGAGTACCTACAGGAATCAGGAGATACTACAAAGGTTATAGAACTTCCAAACGAATCTGCAACTACAATTCCGGCTGGTGCAACCACAATAACCAACTATATCCACGAAGAAAGAATTCAAGAGAAAAACAGAAGAATTCGTTTGGTGCAACCAAGGTTTATTGACGGCATCAAAAAAGAATTTAAAAATTTAATGAACGGATAACATAATGGCGGAGATAAAGTACGCTGGTGAATTTATTGTTGAAGAATGTACTCTTTGTACAGTGGGTGGACTAGAACTTAACCTTTTAGAACAACTCGCAACCGTAACAATCTTTGAAGATATCTTTTCAAACTCAATTACTGGTAACATCTCATTTGTAGATACGAATAACTTGACTGCCAATGCTTCTATTGTTGGACAGGAGAAGTTGAAACTTGTTCTCGTAACACCCAATGCAAAAGATGATACAGAAAGAACTATGGCTGTCAATTTCACTGACAACCCACTTCATGTATATAAAGTTTCCTCAAGTATAAACATCAACGATAGAACTAAAATATTCAGTCTTAGTTTTACTACTATGGAGATGGTAAGAAATAATCGTATTCGTGTATCTCAGTCATTCAAGGGTGAACCTGTAAATGATATGATTAAGAAAGTTATTCGTGGTGAGGAATACCTAAATTCTAAAAAAGAATTCTACTATGAAGAAACCACAAATAACTTTCAGATAATTGCACCTAATAACAGGCCATTTGACTTCATCAACAATCTATCAAAGAGGTGTCTATCAAAAGAGTATTTCTTTGCACCATCATTCTTATTTTATGAGACTGTCAAGGGATATTATTTTAGAACTATTGACAGTATGATGGATAGGAAGAATCCTCGTATGGTTTTTCGTGAGGTTACACCTACAGATGATCCAGATAATACTGCACTGAACTTGACAAATATTTTAGACTACGAAATTATGAATTCTACTGATACAATTTTACAGGCAAGGGC